CGATATATACTTTGACGAACGGCTATCGAAGGAACAAGTCGCCAAGTTAGACGCCGTCTTGCTTGAAGCATACAAGCGTCAAATCGCCCCGCCGTCGTTAGAAGCGATCGAAAAAGACGCTTGGACGTCCGACGAAGACGTTCCCGAATACGTTATCGAACAAATCGAAAACGTCGTCGATCGCGGTGCGGTCTTCGACGACTTCAAATCGCTACCCGGTCGGGTCGCCGACGTCATTCGTGACACGCTAAAAGACGCCCTTACCGAACCGCAAGGTTGGTCGTTAGATAGTATGGTCGATCGAATGTCGGACGAACTACCGCGTGCCGACCCCGACGACTTGGAAACGATCGCCCGCACCGAATCGTCGAAGGTCTTGAACGAAGCGCGGGAAGAAGGATACCGCGACCGGGGCTTAGACGACGCGAAGTTCAAATGGGCCGGCCCGTCGGATAGCCGAACGACCGAAGCGTGCGAAGAATTGAAGGAACAAACGAACCCCGACTTCGGCGGCACGCCGGTATCGCTACCGGAACTTATCGACGCCGAAGAAGCGGTTCAAGCCGAACACTTCGAAAACCTAAAATTCCGCAAGCATACGCTACACCCGAACGAACGGCATACCTTCGTCCGGGTCGCGGGCACGGGCGGCGACGACGAACCCGACGTCGACCTATCCGACGTCGACGTGCCCGACGCTTCGGAATTCACGGCGGAAGGCGGCCCGGTCGAACCCGCCGAACTATCCGCGAAGTCGCACGACCACGACGACGCTTACGGCGACGTCGTCGATCGGGTCGCCAAGGCGACAAACGTGACGCGGCGGGTCGGGCAAATCGAAGACGCCTTGGGTGCGCCGCTTCCGGTCGTGCTTCGGGAATGCTTAGAATCGGCGGGGTCGACACGCGGTGCCCATAAGGAACTAAACCGCCGGCTATCGGAAGCCGACGATTGGGATATAGACGACGACGGGCAAGTGTCGACGGCGACGATTTACGAATGGGCCGATCGGTATGCCGGGCACGTCGACCACTTAACATAAGGCCCGACGTCCGGCACGTTTATACTAATCGCACCAAAAGGAACGGGTGACGGGGCGACCCGTCTTCGGTCGGTCGCGGGGCTTGTCACATAGGGTTCGCACCAAACCTTCGACGCCCGCACCGCGTTCCGGCGGTCGGCGTGTTCCGTCACGGGTTCGCGCCGACCCGCCGCACGTTTCAAATACTACACTTCGACCGACTTGTTTAGCGCCGACACCTTGTTTAGTCGGGGGTATTGAACACTAAAGGGAAGGGAAGGCGTCTTTTATGGTGCGATAGGGTCGGCTATCAGTATGGGCGAACCACAAGGAACGACGCGCAAGAAGTTTCCCGGCTTCGACTTCGACACCTTCGACGGGTGCGTAACAGCATTCGGCGAAGACCCGTCGATCGACGACGCGGAAGCGTTTTGCGCGTGGTTAGACGAAGAAGGCGCGGAAGCCCTTAGCGACCCGAACGCCGAAGAAGTGTTAGCCGGGCTTGAAGTCGAATTCGTTTCGGCGGTCGATCGCCCGGCGCAAGATTCGGAATGGCTTATCGCCAAGAATGCCGAAGACCCGGAAGGCGATCGGCATAGGTGGCAAAGCGAAGTCACGCTTTACGTTCGGAAAGACGACGGCGACGACGGGGGCGACGCGAAGCAAGTCGCCTTCGCGCCCGTCTTAATTCCGAAAGAAGCCGACAAAGACGGCGACGTCATTCCGAAGCCCGCGATCGAAGACGCGGCACACAAGTACCTTTCCGAATACCGGAAGGTCGATAGCGACCACGACCTTCGGGAAGGGAAGGGCACGCCGGTCGAATCTTGGACGCTAAAGCAAGCGACGTCGTTCGAACGACCCGACGGCACGGAAAGCCGCGAATACCCCAAGGGAACTTGGGTTATGGGTATCAAGTTCGACGACGAAACTTGGGAACGTGTCTTATCCGGCGAACTTTCGGGCCTTTCCATTTACGGGGGCGCGAAGCCGATCGACGTCGGGCAAATCCTTCAAGGCGTTAAGGGCACCGGCACACAAACGAAAGAAGTCGACGCCGACCCCGGCGACGAAGGGGTCGAAGACGTCGACAAGACCGAATCTATGGGAACCGAAGACGACCCCGGCGATAATGCCGGGAACGGCGACGACGGTGAATCGGTTATCAAACAGTTAGACGCGGGGCAAGTTTCCGAAATGCTTGCTACCGTCGGCGAAAAGTCGGGCGTATCCGGCGATTCTTCGATTAAAGACTTCGTTATGGCTTTAATCGAAGACGGCGACGTCGAAGAATCGGAAGTGCGGAATATGGCCGTGCTTCTTAACGGCGGTTCCGGCGGCGACGGCGGCGGCGAAGCCGACGGTGACGACGGCGGCGACGGCGGCGGCGAAGACGACGACGGTATCGACTTAGAAGCCGACGGCAAGTCGGAAGGCGACGCCGACGGTGACGACGTCGACAAAGACGCCGACGACGGGGCCGACGACGGCACCGACGACGTCGAAAAGTCGGCGGGCGACGATCGCGTCGAACAAATCGCGTCGGCGGTCGAATCGCTTGCCGACACGGTCGAAGACCTTCAAAAGAAGGTCGAAGACGAACCTTGGGCCGACAAAATGTCGGGCGAAGACGAACTTAGCGATCGTATCGCTAAGGAACTTACCGGGCACGACGACGCCGACGTCGCACGGAAGGCCGTGCGCGAACAAGTCGCCAAGAACGACGGCGACGACGGGCCTTCGGTCGATTACGAAGGTATCACCGAAGACGAAGACGTCACCGCCGAAGCGTCGGAACCCGACGACGGCGGCGAACCGCTTTCGAATTCCAAGGCCGCAAACACCCGTATGGCCGGCGGGAACTAACAAGGTAGAAAAATGCCACGAAGCGACTATTCCGAAGTTACGAAGTCGTCGACGGATAGGGCGGGAACCATTAGCAAGAAGGAACAAGTCGAAGCGCACGAAGCCGCGTTCGGCGGGCTTCTTGCCCAAGTGTCGAAGGAAACGGGGCTTCCCGGCGACGAAGTGCTTTACGCCGACCCTATGGGGTTCCAAACCGGCGGCCAACCCGTCGACCTTCGGCGGAAAATGTACGAAGCCGGTTGGAAAGAAGCGTTCACGGCGTTTAACGAAGAAGTTCGTGACGGTGCCGAACTTCGGGAAGCCGCGAAGAACGTCGTGTCGAAGGCTTACGATCGGTCGAACGCTTCGCTTCCCATCTTCGTGTCGCCCGACGTCACGATTACCGACACGAAGCAAACGCCGCTTGCCGATATGATCGCACGGGTAGCGATCGAAGAAGACACTTACAAGACCGACGAACTTACCGACCACGGTGCCGCCGAACGGTTCTATGAACCGGGCACCAATTCGGGCACCGACGAAACTTGGGCCGAAAACGACGACAGTTACACGACCCACAGTTACGACGTCGTGCCTTACGGTCGGCAAACCGCCGTCACCGACTTCTTACAGTTAGCGGCTTCGACGCTTCGGTCTTCCCGATCGCTTACGGAAGAAGCGTTAGTGCGTTCCGTGCGGCACTATGAAGAAGCCCAAATGATTCAAGGCACGGGTTCGGTGACGAATATCGGCGGGAACGACGCGAACGGCTTCGACGGCTTGTTCGACCTTGCCGATTCGGGGAACCTTACCGACGAAGGCGGGTCGGGCACTATGGACGAATCGAAGGTTCGGTCGGATACCCGAACGCTTCGTCGTAACGGTGCCGATTACGACGATATTGTCGGCGTCACCGACCACAAGACCTTCGAAGACTTGAAGGATAGCGTCGACGACTTCGTGCGATACCAAAGCCCCGGCGACGAACTTAACTTCGGTTTCCGGGCGCTAAATATCGACGGCGTTCCGATCGTCGAATCGCACGGGGCACCGGATACCGACGGGTCGCGCCTATTCGTTATGGCCGATATGTCGACGGTCGTTATGGCTATGCTTCAAGACACGACGCTACACCCGCTTGCCCGCACGACGCCGGAAGAAGACGTCGCGGTCGACGCTTACGGCGTGCTTGCGGCTTCCGCGCCAAGCGAACGAATCGTCGGTCGGTATCAGTTAGCCTAACGATCGCCGCATAGGAACACAAAAATATGCCATTCGAAAAAATCCAAGACGGCAAGACCGACCCGACCGGGAACGGTCGGGTTTGGGCCGGGCAAGTCACGCTTTCGTCCGGCACCGCGACGATCGACTATTCCGCCGACCTTCCCGGCGTGTCGGGCGACCTTCCGGCGGAACCCGTTATCGTCGGCACGCCGAAGGGCGACGACGCGGTCTTCGTGTCTTCGGCGGGAACAAGCCAAGCGACGCTTTCCGACGGTTCGGGGTCGTCGTCGAACACCGTGAACGTCGTGATTCACGAACAAGGCGGAACGTAACGGGTTCGCCCCCTTAGCCGAC